GAGCGTCTGCTCGCTGCCATCCGCCATCGTCACGATGACCCGTGCAGGGTTCGAGCCTAGTCGCGTGCTGACATCTGTGACGTTGGCCCCTTGAAGCAAGAACGCGAATGAGATGTCGCGGCGCATCGCCTCGGCCAGCATCGCCGTGATGTCCACCGAAAAGGCCGTCTCGACCCATTCTGGCGCCGCGATCTTCATCGTTGCCCACGGTTTCGGGCCTTGCTGCACGCCATCGGCGTCGATCCAGTCGCCGCCCTTGTTCGCCCACGGCCAGCCTGCAGCCCATTCGACGTAATTGGCGACAGGTCCGTAGTAGTCTAGAGGACGCGCTCCGAGCCCTGGCAGGCGCGGCGGGATACTGCCCTGCGCGATGGGCTGGAACAGTTGCCTCATTTGCGCGCGGTAGCGCAGCCCTGCCGGAACGGGCGGCGGCGGCTCTGGCACAGGCGGCGGTGCGGGAGGCGGCTCTGGAGGCGGTACTGGGGCGGGCGGCGGGGGAGGCTCGGGTGCAGGCTCTGGAGCAGGAGCAGGCTCTGGAGCGGGGGCGGGGGCGGGCGGCTCTACGCTCTCCAACGCACCCACGCGCGTCGTCAGTGCGGCAATAGCCGCGTCGATTGCGGCATCGCGCGCAGCAACTTCGGCGGCCAGGGCATGCAGGCGGTCAGCGATGGTCATTTCAGCAGCTCCCGCAGTTTGTTCGTCTGCTCTGCAGTCAACGCACCATCGCGCGGCAGCAGCGCTTTGATCTGCTCGGCTGTGCGCTGCATCTCGGCAATAGTGGCCTGCAGTTGCTCCGTCGGAGTCAGGGTGTGCGGCCAGGAGACAGTGCAGGCGCCCAGGCCGCGAATGACGGCGGCGGATTCCTCGTCGTCAGGGATTTCGGCCTTGATGCGTGTGGACAGCGACGCGAGCCAGTTGATCGGCACTTCGTCGCGCGTGGCGATGTCGGGCAGCCAGTGCGACAGTGGGCGGGTGATGGTTTTGGTGCTCATGGTAATCAGGCATCCGGCGCGGTCCATGTCCACGCGCCGCGGGCGATCTCGACCCCGGTCTGAATCGTGCCGGTGAACGTCAGGCCGTCTGCCGTGCCCAGCTCATAGACCCGCGTTCCACCGCTTGTCTGCAGACTCATCCATGTCGGCGTGCCGCTGGTGTGGCTGGCCGCCGTCTGGCTGTAGTTTGCGGCATCGAAGGTCAGCACGCCGGTAGTCGCGCTGCCAGGCGTCGCGTCAGCCGTCAGCGTGGCCAGAAGCGTCGGGCCGCTGATCGCCGCTGCGGTCGACGCCGGCTGCGTGCCGTCGTAGAACTTGATCAGGTGCGACGCGCCCAGCGTGTCGATGAGTCCCTGCGCCCAGAGAGTGCGCAGGGTGTCGTTTGCTCGTTTGGTCATAGTGTCTGGTCCTCTGTTGAATGATGGTTACGACGCGGCTGGTGCCCGGTTGCGCGATGTCGTCTGGCCCCAGTAATAGCCGGCGGCTCCTCCGATGACGAGAGAAACGACGGCGGTAGCGATGGCTGCGCGCACGTCAGACGGCCACTCTTGGCCCCACAGCCCAACGATGCTGCCGACGATGGCCCAGACGGTCGGCATAGCGAGCAAAAGGAACAAAAAAGAAGGCGAACGTACGACTTGCCACCACGGCCCTTCGTTGTTCATGGCTGCTTGGTCTGCAGCGCGCGCCGCGGCGATGCCGCCGCCTCCGGCTTCGGTGAGCGTGTACCAGTTGGCCTCGACGGCCTTCTCCACCGCGGCGCGAGCGGCCGGGTCGGACTGCATCTTTTCCACGGCGTCCAGGGCGTTGACGGCCCCTACGGTGGTCTGCGCGAGCTTGATGGCCTCGCCAACCACGGCCATGTTGCGCTCGCTGACCTTGCTGCCGCTGCCGAACCATGCGCCCAGCTTGGGCAGCATTTCGAGGAACGTCGGCGCCAAGGCGGCGACAACCGGTGCGATTGGTATGGGCATGCCGCCCTCCTGTGAATACTGCGTCGGGTCGCCGGTCGGCACCGGCGCTGGTTCTGGCGCTGTCGTGTCGACTGCAGCGAGCACGGCCTTCGCGCGCTCAAGACGGCGCCGTCGATCTCCGATGCCGTTCGTGCCACCGTTGACAGCGCGCGTGACGGCCTCGTGGTCGTCGCGGTCGGCCATGGCGTTGATGTCGCGCCAGTCCCAGTAATCGCAGGCGCCCAAGGCCGCCCACCGCGGCTGTTCAAGCAACTCCGGTGCCGCCTCGAAGTCCGGGGCGTCGATGCCTTTCGCGCGCAGGCGGTCTCGCAGCGCGCGGTGATTGCCGCGCCCGGTGGTCTGGAGCAGCCCGTGACCGCAGTAGCGCTTCCCGTCACCTTCTTGAACGTTGCCGAGCGAGTAGGCCAGCCGGTTGACCGCGAACTCTGCTCGCCGCGACTCTGTTGGCGTTTCGGGCCACGGGGCGTTGAAATTGCGCTCGTAGCGCTCCTGGGCCGGAGTCGGGCCCCACACCTCGCGCGAGTGCACCAGCGCGCTGCTTTCGTGGCCTACCTGGGCCAGGAAGTGCGCCAGCCTCAGTGGCGTGTTGATCTCGTATGCCTCGCAGGCCGCGTCGAGGTGGTGCGCGTACAACTCCGCCAGGTCGCGCCGGGCGCCCAGCGCAGAGATCAGCAGGTCGGCGGTGATCCTCACAGGATGACCTCCGTCAGCTTGCGCAGCATCGAGTCCGCGATGGCGATCTCGAAGCGGGTCATGTCGCGCGGCGGGTCGATGGCGCGCGGCTGGACCTGGGCCATGGCAATCTCGGGCCGATAGTCGAGCATCCACACCGGGCCGTCGCCAAAGTCTGGGGCCGCCGGCAGCGTGATCGTCATACCGTGGTGCTTGGCAACCCCGGACTTCCCGTGCCAGCGCAAAACCGTGCTGTAGTAGCTGTCGTTCACGGCGTCATCTCCGGCACCGTGCCGATGAGCAACGGCGCCTTGATCACCGTGTCGTCGCAGTCGTAATACGCGCTGATCGCCACCATGCGGCCATATATGCCCCTGAGAATCCACGGTCGGCTGATGACGGTGATGCCGACAGGATAGGATTGCGGCGGCCGGCCGTCCTCGCGATACAGGTCCTCGGCCGGCTGCATGGTCTGCAGATTGGCCCCTGTGTAGCCAAGCACGCGCACCATCTGGCAGTCCTGATGCCTGGTGACGAGTAGCGTCATGCGCAGCGCGTCTTCGTCGATCCTCTCGACCGTGTGCCATTGCAGCGTGGCCGGCGGGTTGCGCTCTCGGCTCCATTCTTCGTACCAGTCGGCCGTGGCCAGCACTAGCGGGGCCAGCAGGACGGCCAGCATGAAGCCGAACACCGTGGCAATGCCAGTTGCGGCGTGCTTCTTGACGACAGTGGTGATCATCGGAAAAACACCCCTATCGTGCCGAGCCAGATCAGCAGCGCGCCCACGGCACTGCCGACAACGGCGAACGCGAGCCAGCGCGCGAACAGGGTGAACAGGTGCGCGATGATCCGCACGGCCATGCGCTCGTACATCGGGTCAACGAACTCGGGGTCGTCACGCAGCTCCTTGGCGACCTGCCGCATGACCCAACGCAGGAGCTTGGCGTCCTTGTGGTCTGGCGATAGCTCGCCTGGAGCGGTGCTCTCGTTGTCATTCACGCCGCAATCCGATACAGGCTGATGTCCGCGGCAACCATGACGCCGCCCTCGTGCACAGGAATGGCCTGCAGGCCTATGCCGCCGGTGGCTGGCACGACGATCAGGCGCGTGGTGCGCATCTGGTCGTCACGCTCGAACGTAGCCCGCGCCGGGGCCAGCGTCATGGCGTCGCGGCCAGGAGCACCGTCGGAGCCGTCCGCGCCGCGTTCGCCTTTCGGACCGCGACGGCCTGGCTCGCCTGCAGCGCCGGCAGGGCCTGGAGCTCCGTCCGCGCCGTCTGCACCATCAGCACCAGGCGGGCCGGCAGGCCCGACCTCGCCGCGCGGGCCGGCGGCGCCGTCGCGGCCTGGCTCGCCTTGCTGCCCCTGCGCGCCAGGCGCACCGTCACGACCAGGCGGGCCGGCTTCGCCGCGCTGGCCTTTCGGGCCGGCAGGGCCTGGCACCGGCGCGCGTGCAAGCGCGGCCCTGGCAGTCTCCAGTGCCTTGGCGGCAAGCGCTGCTGCGAGTAGCGCCGCTTCTTCGTCGTCACGCGCCGCCACTGCTGCCCCCTACGGCGCGGATCACGGCCTCGCGCAGACCGGCGTTTGTGTCTGGCCGCAGCGGCACCACGTTTTCGCCTTGCGCCGGCTCAAGCAGCGGCTCGTCGATGGCCTGCATGATCTCGTCCTTGCGCTCTGGGTCCAGGCCGCCGAACTGAACGGCGACGATGCGGCGCTGCTGCTCTGCGATCACTGGCGCCGGCATGTTGGAGGCCTGCATCTCGGAGAGGATGCGCAGCTCCTGCTCGACGTCGGCGATGTTGAAATCGCGCGGCCACTGCACCACGGGTTCCTGTGACAGCCCGAGCCAGCGCCGGCTGAGTTCCCACGCGCGGCGCTCCAGGTCTTCCATGCGCGTGGAGAAGTAGGCCAGTTCGCCGTTGATCGCCGCGAAGCGCATCTGCATGGCGATGCCGCTTTCCTGCTGGTTCACAGTGGCGACATTCAGGCCGACCTCGTCGATCTGCTGGCGCAGGTCTTTGATACGGTCGAGATAGATGCGGGCCGGGCCGTCCTGCGGCGCGATGAATGCCGGCGTGCTGCCGCTGTGCACCATCAGATTCGACGTGCCGATGGTTTCGCCGGCCACCTGCGCAGCGCTGAGTTTCTGCGCGTCGGTGCTGGACTCCGGCACCTGCATGGTCAGCAGGCTGAAGGTTTGCGATCGCAGAATTTCGTCCAGCTCGCTGTCGGCATTGAAAAGCCGCTTGCCGATGTCTGCGATGGCAGCGAACGGGCCGAAGAACGGGAAGTCGCCGCCTTCGGTGAAGATCAGGACCGGGCACTCGCCGATGCCGTGTTGATCTGCATCAAGCGGCTTCTTCTCGGTGTCGTGCGCCGACCATCCTTCGCGGTCGAAGTGCCAGGTGCAGGCCACGCGGCTGCCGTCCTCGCGGGTGTAGTCGCCGCTGAACTCGACCATGTCGAATTTGCCGTCATCGCCGATGGCGTAATCCGTGACGCTTTCCGGCGCGATGGATGTCCAATACGGTACGGCGCGTGTCGCCATCTGCTCGGCCAGGGTGCTGGCCGTTGCCGGCGGCATGTCGACCAGCAGCAGCATGCTGCCGCGTGCCTTGGCTGCCACGGTGAACTGCGAGAAGAACACGTCGACGCTGTTGCCCTTGCCGTCCACGTCGTCGGCGATGGTCTGGAATAGCGGGTTCGGCAGCTCGCGCACAACTGTCTGCGATGACAGGTAGCCGGAGAACCTGCCGCACGCCTGGGACAGTGGTGAGCTGTAGAAAGCGATCTCGTTGCGCCGGTTGTACTTCGCCACGCTTTCGCGCGGGTAGCGCACCAGGTAGCTGTAGCCCGACATGGTGGCATTGCCCATGCCGTCGTTCGAGACCACGGGCCGAAACGGACCATCTCCGCGCAGTG